CGTCATTGCTCTTCGCGCGTCTCATTAAAAATAACAATTTAATTTATAAAATTTTGGAATAAATATGTTTGTGAGATTCTTTGCCAACACACACGCCAGTACGAATGCTAATAATGGATTACAAGCAGGTCCTTTTACGCTTAATGTTAATAATGATTCAGGCAATCGTAATCGTAATAACTCTTCACACGTCTTGCTCAGTTTTGAAAAAAACTGCAAAGAATCTTTGATGGTTTCATCTAAATACGAGCCCGTTAAAAGCTTAGTAGCAACATCTGTTGCCGAAACGCTTGGGCATTGGGTGAGATTATGAAAAGACAAGGTGGAGATTTATTTGATCGTATTGTTAGCAAAGAAAACCTTTTACTTGCGCATAAAAATGCAAGAAAAGGCAAAACAACGTATAAACAAGTTCAATGGGTGGATGCAAATTTAGAACAAGTACTAAATGAATTGCAGCAGATGTTAATCAAAGGAACATTTACTACTTCAAAATATGTTGTAGAAGAAGGAATGAAAGGAGGAAAAATTCGTAAAATACATAAGCTGCCTTATTATCCTGACCGTATAGTACAGCATGCAATTATTCAGCAATGTGGTGATATTTGGGTCAAGTCTATGATCCGTGATACTTTTCAAAGTATTAAAGGCAGAGGCACAAAAGATTGTATTAAAAGAGTGCGCAGAGCTATTCAAAAAAATAAACCTAAATACGCATTAAAATTGGACATTAAAAAATTTTATCAAAATATAAAAAATGAAATTTTACTTTCCCCTGAAATTTTAAGAATAAAATGTAAACGCACATTTTCTTTATTAAAAAATATCATTCAAAGTCTTCCAGAAGTTCCTCTTGGTAACTTTACCAGTCAATTTTTTGGCAATTTAATTCTTACTCCACTTGATTGGTATTGTAAACAAAGCTTAAAAATCAAATATTATTTTAGGTACTGCGATGATATAATTATTATGTCTAATTTTAAAATATCTTTATTATCTTGGAAATTAAAAATAAAAGAAAAACTTAAAATATTTAATTTACAAATAAAAGAAAACATAAATATTGTTGAACTTTACAAAGAATCTTTAAATTTTGTTGGTGTAAAAATAACACAGTCAAAATTAAAATTGAGAAATAAAATTTCTACAAATTTTAAAAACAAAAGAAGAAATAAAAATATAAAATGTATTCCTTCTTACTTTGGTTGGTGCCAATATACAAATTCTATGAAATTATTTTACAAATATGTTCCTTCTGGTAATTGGTGGAAAATAGCAAAGGAGGTGTCATGTTATTAATAAGCAATAATCAGGAGCCTAAATTTAAAGATAAAAATGAGTTTATCTTTGTTCTTGTAAATGAAAGGACAAATATACAAATTGATGATAATATTGAAACCACTCAATACCAATATGATTACTGTAAAATTTTAAAAATAGATACTTTACTAGATAGGACTAAAAAATTTCAAGAAATCTTAAAACTTTCAGAACAAACAGCTTATGAATTAGCTGTTGAAAGTATGAAATTTCAGTATGGGGAACAATTCATTGCTCCAATACACATCCCTGCAAATGTTACGGCCAGGCAAGCTCATATTTATTTAAACAGGATAGGTTTGTTAGATATTATTGAAACTTTATTTGAACAACTACCGGAGCCTGAAAAAACAGAAGCTAAACTAGAATGGCATAAAACAAGTGTCATAGAAAGAAATAATACTTTATTACAAAAAGTTAAAACTTTAATGAATTGGGCGGAAGAAGACATTGACATAATGTTTGTTGAAGCCAATAAAATTTAAGGATACACAAATGCCACACTCAGATGATACTATAGCAATCATAAACGCTATTAAAGAAGAAGCGGAAAAGACTCAAAACAAATTTAATGAAATTGAGTCTAAGTATGAGCGTATTATGTGTGGCTTTCCAGACCAAGACCCAGACGGCCACAGAGCGTATCATCAAGTAGTTATTGAAAGGCAAAAACTAAGAAATGAAATAATGAGGGGGGCAGCAATACGGATGGGACAAGGCGGTATTTTTGCTTTTCTTGCAGCTATGGCCTGGCTTGCTTGGGAGCTGTTCAAAAAAGAAATACAGAAGTGACGGAAGCATTATGAATTACACACAGCTTGAAGAAGACTTGATTTCTGATTATGGCATTTGGCTAAGAGCCAGGCAAACAAACAACGGCCATTTTGTTATTGGAGTAGGAAATAAAACCGATGTAAGCACCAAAGAAATTTCTTTAGAAAGAGCTGGTTTCTTGCTTTCAAATAGAATAGCTAAATCCCTTTCCAATGTAAGCACCATTTTCAGTATTCAATTTTTTGATAGTCTTCATGAATCCATTCAAAGAGTTTTGCTTGCTATTGAGTACGAAGACGGGTTGAAAGACATGCCAGAGTTTGTTGAATCTGTCAGAAACAAAGACTGGGAAAGCGCATTAACTAATTTTTTACAAACAGACTTTGCCAAAATCCACCCAAGAAGAGCATCAAGAATTAGTGGAATACTTTCACAAGGAGATACTTTATGGCAATAAACGCTTCTCAATTAAGGGGGCTGATTAAGGAAACACTAGAACAAGCAAAACTTGTTTCTAGTTTAGACGCAGCAGTAGAACTCTGCATGATGACTATTGCTGTAGAGTCTAATGCTGGCACTTATCTTAGACAACTAGGGAAAGGACCAGCACTAGGCATTGCACAGATGGAACCTGCCACATTTAATGACATCATGAACAGATGGATTCTTACCAGAAGTGATGAATTTAAAAATCGTGTAGCCAATTTCATAAATCAATACGTTGGCTACCACGTAGGCCCTGAGGCGATGGTTTACAACCTAAAATACGCTATTCTGTTAATGCGTTTAAAGTACATGACCATATCAGCACCTTTGCCTAAAGCTACTGATGTGCAAGGATTAGCTGAGTATTGGAAGAAGTACTACAATACTTATTTAGGGAAAGGTGCTGTAGCTGAAGCTGTTAATAGTTATAAAAAATATTGTTGAGGTGAAACCATGAAGACGTTTTTTGAAAGACATTTTTACAAAATTTTGTTTTTAGTTTTCTTTGTTAGTGGGTGCGTGACTAGTGGCAATACTTCTTTTACTTACACTACTCCTGACAAAACCATCACTTATGAACGAGACGGTGACAAAGTTATTTCCCAATATGAAGGACCGGATAGGTCTTGGTCGTTAGAGAAAACTTTAGAAGTATTAGAAAGAGATCACGAAGAACTTTTTGGTGAGGAAAACTAATGCCTGTTCGCTGTGTTAATCTTTTAGGACTACTGGCAGAGGCCGTTTTAAAAGAAACTGTTGTAGAAGAAAACACAAAAGAATTAGCTGAAGAAGCTTTAAAACTTATCAAAGATAATGGTACTGAAATTAAAAATATTAGTTACTTAAAAAATCATTACCAAGAAAGATGCTACAAAAATCAAAGGTTGATTATGAATATCCATTCAGACATTGACCGTCACCTAAGCGATTGCGATCCAAAACCATGAACAAAATAGAAAATGTTTTTAGTGTAGGGAATATTGAAGACCCTAAATCATTAATAATAGGTTACTCTAAAGGATACAAATACCAATTAGAGTTCACCAAAGCATTTTGGACACCTATCAAAGAATATTCAGTAAAATTTGATTGGTACGAACTGTATTTGAATGGTTTGTTGGTGATACAGAAAGGCTACGCTTGGGATGGAATGACTGGTTGGATAGACACCGTAAGTAACAGAGTTTATTCTCTTGTTCATGATGTGTTCTGTCAAATGATGAGAAATAATCAAATCCCCCATATTTATAAAGAAGTGAACGCTTTCTGTTATGATTTAGGCACAGCTTGTGAGATGTCTTTGCTTCATGCAGGAATAGTTACTTTGGCTGTTAATGCGAACAAGTCAGGCGACCCTGGTAGAGGCCCAGATCGCCCTGTTCTTTATGCACCATCAGGTAAACTGATACCTTGATATTATTTAATTTTTAATTGGACATCAATATTATAAATAATTGCTGTTGAATCAGGAGCGCCTCTATAATGATGCCAATCGGTATTTATTCTTGTTACCATTAATCCTTTTTCGTGATATTGCGACTGTATGGATTTAATTAAACCGACGTTCACACGGGTAGCAGCCTGCAATTCGCTCAACATGGCAGCGGGCATCTTTGGTGTCTTTATTGTTAGGCCACCGCTTAGGTCTTTTAGTGAGGCATCAAGATTTCTCTTACGCCATTTGTGATCGGTTTGAAAAAATCCTCGACATGAACTGTTTCAATGCTTCCATTTGCAAAGTGCATAAGCACAGACCGATCACTTAAATGTGGCTCACGATCCGTACATTTAATCCATTCTCCGTACATAAAACCTCCCGGTAACTTGGTTGACTGTCCGTGTAAATCGCCAGATTTATGCGGCTGGCAATCCATCCAATATCATTTGCTTAACCTGCTTTAGTCAGGTTGAATATCTTCACGACTTCTTCCTCGCAAATTAAGTTGAATTACTTGTTGAGCTTCTTTCTTTCCCAACTCGTAAGCCTTTTGAATCAAAGGCAATGAAAAATCAAATAACTGACTGTAAATTGAATAATCAATTTCAGCGCAACTATTCAGCCCATGTAAATAATCAGCCATTTCAGCTTTTATCTTTTCGATTTCTGGTGCTGTACTTGCAATTCCCCAATTCGCCATGTTCTCCTCCTTTTTGCGAACCATCCGATAACCTTGTTCGGCGGTGGTGAGTCAGCCCAACATTTGTTTAATCTGCTTCCGTTAAGATGCCAGGTTGAAGCGGTTGTTATGTAACTTAAGTTAATCTTTCTTATACATAGCAGTTACCGTTCCATTGAATTTATTCTTTGCTATTTCATAATCAGGATTAAATGTCGCTAGATTATGTATACCAACACCAATTGCAGTGAACAAACCTGTAGCTTGATTTATTCATCTCTTTTCTCCTTTATATTTAACTTAATCTTTTATTATTATTCGTGGTCATTTCTCCCTTTTATATCAGCTTCAACCCAGTCAGCCCTACTAACACCACATCTTGAACAAACCCACCCATCATCCCATTTATGGCGGTATTCACATAATTTTTTGAAGTTATCTCCGAAATTTATATTCTCATCATCAAACCATATATTAAGCATGTAAATCCCGCTTTCCCCTGGAAGACTCTTAAATGTCACTTCTCTCAACTCGGTGCTATTCAAATAACTCATATCAAGAAGAGCTTCCCAATACGGATGAGTCTCTTTCGTTTTGCCAGTTAATATTTTTACTGACTTAAACGCTACACCTTTACTGAGTCGTAGTTCGCTAACTGTATCGTAACAAGGAACCACTTCATCATCTTCTATATCAACCGATAGAAACCAGCTCCGTTGCTTAATTTTATCCAGTTCAACCCACGGAGATCCTTTTTCGAAATAATGATTCTGTATTCTAAATATAAAATTCATTTTTAGTTTCCTTTAATTTATGTATAATTAAATTCTATATTTTATTATTGCTTATTGCTTCTATTCATTATGAACTCCTAAATTGGGGTTGCTTAATATCTCAAATATTTCATCCTGTATTATTTTAGATATCTCAAATTTCTTATTTTCTACTGCTTTTATGGCGAGTTCTTTTATATTTTGTTTAAAAATACCTGAATATCCAGAGTTACCTTGGTATGGTATATAGTCTCGTAATATAATGTCAATTAATTGCTTGTCACAATGATTTGACATTATTGATTTTATTTTCTCTTTATTCTTTATTGCTTTTTTTAAATCTAGGAGCATTGTAATTTCCCCTTTATTATCCGCCTTCGATTTATTGAATGCGGCTGGTTGTCGAGCTAATATCATTTGCTTAATCTGCTTCCGTTAGGATGTCAGGTTGAAGCAGTTGTTGGGCGTTGCCTTTGGCTTCCCAGCCAGCTAAAAAAGCCTCTTTTGTGTTTCTGAAATTTGCAGAAAGTGATAGGACTTTTTCGTTTCTTGACGTGAACGGCCAGCGTTTTTCCCAATACTGCCAGAAGGCTTTTTCTGCGTCCCGACTTTCTGCCCATTGCTTAGATTTCTGTTTTACTTTCATTTGCACTCTCGATTCGCTGCTTGGCTATCTCAAAATAATCAGGGTCTAGCTCAATACCGATAAAGTCTCGGCTGGTGTTTACACAAGCTACGCCCGTTGAGCCGCTGCCCATTGTAAAATCTAAAACCGTTTCGCCTTCGTTAGTGTACGTTTTAATTAAGTATTCCATTAGGGCTACGGGCTTTTGGGTTGGGTGTACTGTCTTTCCAGCGCTACCGAACTCCTGAACAGTCCTAGGGTAGCCAGTTTTTTCTTGAATGTTTTTCTTGCCGCTGTCGCCATAACACCCACCATTCCCGCCTCGCCTAACGACACGACCAAAATCAGACAAACCCTGCGGGTTGTATGTTGGCTGCTTAGCGTAAAAAACTAGTACGTCTTCGTGGTTTTTCATAGGCATACGCTTAGCATTTAGATGACCTGTTGCTGCCGTCTTCCTCCATACCCATGAATAGCGAAGCATCTCAATGTTTGAAGCACCCAAGATGCTGGTAAACGGCTGGCTTGCAGTCATAACAATAGCCCCATTAGGTTTAATAACTCGTTCCAACTGCTCCCACATTGGTTCTAGCGGGATAATCGAATCCCACTTGCACTGCGTAGTCCCATAAGGCGGATCGGCTAGAATCATTGAGATTGAACCATCTGGAATAAACCTCATTGCATTAAGGCAGTCGTCGTTAACCAATGAGTTTGCCTCTATCATAAAGCCTTCCACCAAGTCATCTTTTTTTAAAGAAATCACAGTGCCTTCTCCAATGTTAAATCTGAAAAATAAACACCATGATCGTTTCTTTTACCCTCACCTTTAATTACCCTGCCAACTACGGATTTATCCATCCCAACAATTTTCCCTATCTCTGTGTTTGTTACGCCTTGAGATTTAAGCTCTAAAACCTTATTCGCCCTAGCCTCTTGAACCTCATTCAAGTAATTACCCCTAAAAGAATCCACCCTAATAGAAAGAGTTGCCGGCATCCTATCCGCTGATACATAACCCACTTGTTTTGTATCGACGCAAACCACCGCAAAAATATCAACATCATTTTTGCCATATAGCTTCCCGCCGCCTTTGCCGCACCTCTTAACATGAAACAGGTATGAGGGGTAGTGATTTTTTCTTTGTGGGGTTTCACTGTGCGTTCTTGTTGTTTTAACCTGCACCTTAACCAGCTTGCCGTTTATGTCTGCTATTATGTCGTAAGGCAGACCCTGTTCTGTCATAAAACAGGTAAAACCTCTGGTTATCAAATCAAAGCAAACTAAGTGTTCACCAGCAACTCCAATCATTAGGTCGTTATTAATCATGATCACCTCTATAGTTGATAATCAATAATAACACACAGTCAAAATCATATCAACTGAGCCGTCGGGTATTTCTTTCATACGCTCAAGGCAGTCGCCTAGCATCAGATTAAACTTCATCATCACCAGCCATTAGGTCATCTAGCAGCTCATCTGCGTCATTATCCAGCTCGCTGTCTTGCTGCTCAATATGACCGTAAAACATGCTGTCCTTCGACTGGCTCAGGATTGCAGCGCCTTGACTTGGCGTGAGAACCATCTGCGATACTAGCCCCGCAATCGTTGCACCGTTTTTGCTGTCGATATCCGCATACTCAGCGGCAGTTGGGGAATCCAGCGGCATCATGTGTACGGTCTGGATTGACTCTAGCGACTGCCTGTAATCCTCAACTCTCTTAAAATTTCGTTCAAGTAGCCCTTTGCAACCCCTTTTGCTAACCCAGCCACGTTCTCGGCCACAAATAATATCGGCAGCTTCCCAATTAAAACCTAAAAGATTCACACTCGCTTTTCTCAAATTTCTTTTGGTTATTTTCTTGTACAAAGACATAGGGGCTATTAAACTTAATTGGCCGACAAAATGTAAATCAGTACTATTGCAATTTGAGCATGCAGTGTGCATTGTTACCTTCCGTGTTTGTTTATTATTCATAATTCCATTCCCATCTGCCTGTCATTGGATCGCATTGTGGGCAATCTAAATTTTTAAATTCAGAACTGGTGCCAGACATTTTACCGAAATCATATATTACATCATACATCTCTTTTTGCGGTTTTGGCTTGGGTGTTTCATAAACTTTCTTTGTTTCTTTAGGTTTTGACTTTTCTTTTACCTCTGGAGGCGGTTGTATTAAAGGAACTATTTGGCGCATTTTCTCAGCTTCTTTTATTGTCCACACCTTTGAAATACCCCAAGCATCAAACACAAGCTCTCTAATAGTTCTTTGATATGATTTTCCTTTATACTTAAAACAATAAGCTATGTATATTTTTGGTTTACGAATAAATGGAAGAGAAAATCTTTTAGTTCTCTTTGAGCGTAAGAAACCTTCTTTGGAAATTTCAAAAAATTCCCAACAATCTCTAAATTCCATACTGGCCACAAACTTTTCCATATTTTCAATATCTAGCACAATCCCTCCAAATCTTTTACAATTTCTTCTGTCACTTTTTTAAGATGTTCTTCACCATATAAAGGATATTTTATATTGGTCATTAGAAATGGATATTCATCAAGAGTGGTTTCTGATTCATGGTCAGAGTGCTTATCCCAATTAGGATAAGGTTCAATGCGGTACATCATTCCATTATCATTATTAACTGCTTCAAGTTCATTGTAAAAACGCACATCATCTACCAATATAACTTCTGCTGAGTCGATTGAAGGCACAGTTTCTTTCCATTTCTTAACCCAAAAGTCTTTATCAATGGTGTTTCTTACTACATCCGTGCCCCACCATTGGAGCAACTCACGCACAGTTAATGATGACTTTTGAGGAGCAATACTTATTGCTTTGGTGAAAGGCGTAATGGCTGATTGGTGGATTGTCATGGGTAAGCGTACATGATTGTTGAGAAAATTTACCACTTTGTTTTTGTCATTGTAGCACCAGATTAAAGGAAAATTGAATACACTGGCTACGGTAGTTTTTAACACGTCACCAAAAGAAAATAAAGCAGCTCTTTTCTTTTTGCCAGTATTCATTTTGTCAATAATGTGATTACAAATAGTAGTTTTACCCACACCCATCTTGCCAGAGAATCCAACGTAGATTTGCTTTTTCATAAGATATCCTTAACTTGATTTTTAGTTTTTAAGTGGTTAATCAACATTTTATCTATCTAGCTCACACAAAGGAGTTATTATGTCTAATAAGTTTGTCAGCAAAGAATCTGTTCTTCTTGGTATGGGCGATGTTTACGTAGCGCAAGCAGACCCAGCTAATTATAGCGAAATTAATCCAATACTTACTTCTGCCAATTTATTCTCCAGAATGAAAGATGTAAGAATTTATTCTAAGAAGGACCTTCATATTACCAAATCACCTGTTAATGGTATTCTATATACAGATGAAGTGCTTTTAACAGGAATAGAAATGTTTCTTGAGTTTTCAATATATGAACACAATGCCCGAACACAAGCATCTATTTTTGGTGGGAACTTAACTGATTTAACAAATGCCATGAGTTCCATAATTGCTAACCCATTGCCTTTTCGGTTTGAAGTTTGTTTCACATTTCCAATCAACAAAAAGAAAATGTGGTATGTCTTTCCAAAATGTATTTCTATTACTGATTTAGACTTTGCACCAACTGAAGCAGAAGGTTTTACAAGTAGGGGTGTTTTTCAACTTGTGCCAGCAGTCAGTAACAATGCTGTGTGGTATTCTGCTTCCACCCCTATTTTCAATGTTTACTTTTCTGATGACTAATGAATATTTACATCTTCAATAGGCACGATATAAAACTTATTGTCTTTAGGCACTAGGTAATACCTGTCATGAAACCAGGTTAGATATGGGTGCTCAAATTCTTTGTAATGTTGAAAGATTATTTGAAATACTGGATTAGAGGATTGAAGGTAATAAACTAAACCTAGCATCAGCATCCTTATGTCTGGGTGGGCGTCTGAAGCACACCGCAATGAAAAAATATGAAGCCATTCTCTGAGATTGGCTTTTACGTTAATTGACGTAGCTGTGTCGTTGTTCAAAGACCCTCTAGCTTCTTGAGGTGTACATTTAGCTTCTACAATACGCCTGTTGTACATTGATGCTGCTCCAATGCACGAGTCTAAAAAGTGAAACTCTTTTATGCTAAAGCTGCCTTCTTCAGTTATGTATGGGATGTTAGGTATGATATTTTTAGCTGCTGCCCACCAAGGCATAATGTAAGGAACATTATTATACTTAACATAGCGTGTGCTTTCTTGTGCCCCTGAAATGTGTCTATGTCTAACCAATTCATGCGTTACTCCACGCGAAGTTCTAAACCGTGCAGTCATGCCCATAAACTCAACCATTGCCATGTGTTCTCTACGAATAAGCATGTTGAGTAACTCTTCTGCTGAGTCTTTGGTAATTTTTGCTTCTGACCTGTAACAAGTCCTTGCTGCCTTTTCAAAAACCAAAAGGTCTTTCTTTTGTGGTTCAGAAAAAATCTCAAAGTGAGGATACTCAAATGAAATATCAAACTTTCTTGCAACAATATCATTTAATTTTTCTAGTTCTTTCATTTTACAGCTCCATTCTCAATTTCAATAATATTATCCGCAGCTTCAATGATTTCTGGTAAATGGGAAATCAAAATAAATTGATGGCCTAGCTGCGTTAAAGTCTTTAGCATTTCAGGACATTTATCTAGTAAATTTCGGCTCACAAACTTAAATGGTTCATCAGCAATTAAAACTTTGCTGTCACCAGACAAATGCAGGAAGGCAACTCTACCAGCAAAAGAAGCTACATCAATAGGCCCACCGCCAATAGCGTCTTTAGGTTCTACCTCTAACCCATCTTTCTCAAACACGATCTTGGCCTCCATAGCATTACGCTTAACACCTGTCTGAATATTGCAGGCGTAAGGGTTAGGAAAAATATCAGCTAGTGCCATAGAAATTAAGTTTGAAATAGTGCCAATGACTTCTTGCTGTACTTGGTCAGCTTCATGCTGAAAAAACTTGCTGGCTTTGGTCAAACCATCCAGGTCTAACTTCAGTTGTTTGACTGATTTAGTTAGTGAACTGATCTGATCTTCAGTAGCTTGTTTTTGCCCCTGTAGTGCCCCTATACGGGCTTCTAGCTCTTTTAGCATAACTAACTGCCTAATAACTTTGTGGCTTGTTCTATAAGCTCTTTTATTTCATTTTCTTGTTCATCAATTTCTTCTTTATACAAAAATAACTGTTCTTTGGCTTCTTTAATGGAATTAATGTCAAAGTCTTCTTTCAATGTATTCAGAATTGATTCTTTCTGCCCTTCAAGTTTAGCTTTTTCAAGTTTAGCTTTTTCAAGTCTGGCCTCTAACGCCTGATATTGCTTTACTAAATCAGCCATTTACTGCCTCCATAACTTCAGTAATTGCGGTAATAACATGTGGTTCTAATTCATTTTTCTCTATTGCTCTATTTACTCTGTCAGCAAATTTTAAAGTTGAAACAGTAGAGTTCTTTAACGATTCTGCAAACTTATCAATTAACACTTTTTGCTTTTTGTTTTCAATTACTTCTTCTTTGAATACATCTTTTTCAATAGGAAAGGGTACTCGCATGTGTTCATTGGTCACTAAATCTGTAATATAGAAATGCGGTTGATAATCTTTTTGGTCGATAGACTTTCTCATAATTGATCCACACATAGTCAAATTTTTACTTCTGTGGTAAATGGTAAAAGGTTGATGGTTATCCCCAGCTATAATCAAGTTGAATTTATTGCTTCTGAGAAAACCTAAGGCTGGAGTGTAGTTTTCTTGGCCTTCCCACAGCTTCTCATGCACAATCATTTTGTGAACTACTAAAATATTATACACTTTATCATTCTGAATTTCAGGGGTCTCTTCACCATAACTGCAACCATAAATATGAACAGGTTGAAGAATCAAATCACCTGTTTCTTCATCGTTTGCATGAGTAAACATTTCATAAGGTTCTTTGTTAAGATGAAAAGCTAAACCAGCACTGATTAAGGATTCGTAAGGAGTGCCTTGCCAAGAAGAATGATACTGCATGTCGTGCTGACCAGCTATCATTAAAAATGTAAAACTTCCTGTCATTGACCGCCACAGGTTCAATTCTTCCATAATGAAATTTGTCACTTTGTATTTGGCATTGTGTTTATCAAAAAGATCACCAGCATGAATGATTCTTTGAATGTTATTGTCCAAACAATAATTTATCATGTACTTGAACTTCTTTTTGAATGCTTCAAAGTAGTCATCGCTTCTTGAAGAAGGTATCATGTCTGAGGCGTGTGCGTCACTGCTATAACATATCTTCATGCCTTACTCCTAAAATTCAAAGGCTTTATGTTTCTTGATTGGGGCAAATTAGAAAACTCAGATGAATAAAAACCTTGTTTTGCAAACCACTCTCTTACCAAATGCCTATGACAAAAACTACTAGATTTTTCATAGCACAACAAAACACAACCAGAATACTTTATTCCAGATTTTTTTTGCCTACCCACAATCTTGCATAAATCTGTGATTACTTCTGTCTGCTCAAGCAAATTTAAAACATCAGTTTTGTACGTATTTGTGTATTCTTGATCTGTGAGTTTTCCTCTTTTGTATAAAAACAGTAGTTCTTCGGTTGGGTATAGTTTTGGATAGCTAGCTCCTACCCAACCTTTTGGTGCGTACCTAGCTATACTTATTGGAAATATTATGCCAGGAATCTTCTGCCAATTAGCAAAATTATAAGTAAAAATCATTTTTGTTCTTCTGGATCAATAAATGCTAAATTTTTGAAACGCCATAATGTGTTTGGGTGGCAAAGAACATAATGATGCCATATTTCGGCATCTGTTCTTGGTATCATTTTTGAGCCGTACCTTTTCATCCATTTCTTCTTCAATCTTTTATTTTTCCTTTTGTACACTCTTGTAGGGATTGTTTTACAAAAATCTTCAGAAGTAAACACAGGCTTGCCCATGAATGTGTGTTCCGTCTCAACTAAACCCTGACCATTAGGATCTAAAAGTTCTACCATGTGTTCTTGCAAACCGGACATACATTGTTTTCCTTTTTAAATTGTTCAAGTTCTTTTTGTATTTTTATTATTTCTTTTAATTGAAACGCTTCTTGTTGTTTACTATCTTCATACATTTCTACCAAAGCTAAAAGTTCTGTATAATTATGTGTGTTTTCTTGGTAGTCTGGGGTAAGAGTGCTGAGTTCATTTTTTATTTTTCCACATTTTGCAGCACCAGCATAATCCTGCAAATCTTTGTCTGTGCTTGCCAATAAAAGAAGCAATGACTCTAAGGTCACATAACCTTCTTGAAGCCCTGAGAGTTCGTCTAAATGCGTTTTAAGCCGCTTCAAGAGATCACTTACAGCAGCAATATCTACCGCTTCTTTTTCCTGAGCTTCAAGTACACCATAATTATAGATAAGAGCTGTTAGTTGTTTCCAACCCTCTAAATTTTCTTCCTTATCGTTGTAAATTTCTTTTGCTTCATCAAACAACTTTTTAGCTTTATCCAAATTCTTAAAAGATACTAATTTGAGTTTGGCTTCTTTCAGTAAGGATTCATTTGCTTCTTTGGCAGCTTTTCTATCTCTTATTCTTTTATTGGTTTCCTTCAACACAGAATCAATGATTGAAATGCCTGAAAGGACATTTAACATTCTGGCAGCTTCCCCAGAAGTTGTATCAATCAAGAAAGCACCATCAGTCTGGCTTTGGATGTTGTACTCTCCAAAATTCAGTATATTTTTTATTTCATCTGGCACATCTGTTCGGAGTGCTTTGAGAATAACATCTTTTCTGCCATCAACATATTTAATGTGGTAAAAGTGTTCGGAGTTGGTCCTTTCTTTGATAACAGTGTTTCCATTATCTAATTCAAGCGTAACTCTAGTTGGTCCTTTAGAACCATCTTTCTTAAAAGCAAAACCACTTGGCCTGTTCTCAGCTACCCACTTAATAGCTCTGATGACAGAAGATTTGCCTTGGTCAGAAGCTCCACTGATAACATTCACACCTTCGGTGAGATTGATTTCAGAATATTCGTGAGCCTGAAAGTTTTCCAAAATAACTTTGGTAATCATAATAAATCATCTCGCTCTTTTACAAAAGTTGGAAATTGAAGTGAGCCATCTTTAGTTACCATTTTATATTCTACTTCAACTATTTTTGGTGGATTCTCTAAAAACCATTCTCTTTGTTGATCCGAAAAACCTGAGCCTACTTTCACAGTCACTCCATTGAAATCCACAAGCAAGGCACCAAGCATGTTCTTGTACTTGCCTGTGCCTTTCTCAACACCAACAACTTTCAAATCAACGCTATAAAAATCTTTTACCTTACACCAGGCGTTACTACGTTTGAACTCATAAGGTGCACTGACATATTTTAAAACCAAACCTTCGTACCCATTAGATAAAACGTCAATGAAGTATGAATGGAAGTCTTCAAAATCATCAAATATTACTTCATTAACAAATGTAATTTTTTCTAAAGGAGAAGATGTCACACAATCATTAAGAACTATGCTACGGCTAAATTGTGTTCTACCACCTAAGCTAGGTGAATCAAACAAAATGAATCTGAATTTTGAGTCATCCACATCTTCAAGTCTTCTGACTTGTTTCATTTGATCTTGGAAGTCTTCTCCTTCAATAATAATCTCACCATCTAAGGTAGGCATATAATCAAGTTCGCATTCTTCTTTGAGTTTTTTGGCTATCTTTAAACATTCTTCATCAAGACAGTTGAAGTTAGGGTAAAGTTTGCCTGAGCGGGAAACATACTTCATTGGGGAAACAGAAGTATCCACCCATACACGCACACCGTTAGCCTTCAACGAGCCAATGATATTGTTCCATCCACCGCACAAACTTACAAATCTATCAAGCACGTCATTGTAAGTTTTATATCTGTGTGAATATCTTACGGCGTAACTGCACAGCATTGGGCTGTGCTCTTCAATTTCAGGGAAGATTTCTTTCCATGTCTTGATAGCCACACCACAGCGTAAATCGCCATTAAGGATGCGCTTAACAACTTCAACGGTATAGCGGTCGTTGCACAGGCTGTGGAGGTAGTTAATGTCTTGATTTGATGCACCATTCTGTGAAGCCAACTTATCTAAAAATTCAAAAATATACTCAGGCTTCATTGCTTGCGTAAAATCAGCCACATCATCAAAGAATTGTTTAATATTAAATACTTTGCGATAATCGTAAGCATAAATAACAGTTTCTTTAAACCACTTGGTATTTTTATAATTTTTAATAATTTTTATTTTTTCTTTTCTGGCACTAACAGAAGCAATTTTTAAAAGTAAATCATAAACTTCTTTCATTAGTTTCTCCGGAGATAAATTCGTAGTGATCGTTAACAGCGTCTTTCATTGCGGGCATTAGTTCATCTTTAGTGTTAGCCCAAAAAGTAATAGTGCCTTTAGGTAATTGTATTATGCCATGAAATAAACCTATTTCATCATCCCATCTACACTCAGCGTTAAGCCCTCTATAACATACAACATAATTCATACCTCATCAGTATGGAATATCAGTAAAATCAAGAAGTTCACGAAAATGGTAAGATAGTTTACCTGGATCAAGCCATTCAAAAAATTTATCTAAATTCATACAAATAATATCAGTATTAATAATTGAATTTTTTCCAGGAAAATACATCAACATTTCAGGGGACACGTCTTTGTTATAACAATCACAGCAAATGTTATAAAAAGAATATGTAAAAAATATAAGTTCTTGGCGTCTATCTTTCTTAGTAATGAGAATGGGAAACTTTTCTGTTTCAGCTACTTGTGTGTAAAAATCTTCAAAAGTTTGAACAGCAGCTTTCCCTTTACACAAAGGTTTGTCAATAATGTCCATGATAGACCAGTTCTTGTACCCTGTTTTCATTTCAAATGAACAATGTTCAATCAAAACTAATCCTTCTTCTGTGGTAGCTGTAATGTCCCCTTCTTGGTTAGCAGTGTTTAGATTGCTTTTCTTGCGTTGTGTAAACTGTCCACCACTACTAGCTGTGCGAGTAAATAGATCATCACGTTCATCATAAGACCACCAAAGAGAAAGTTTACGGCACATTTTGTTTTCAAATGCACCGCCTTTGCGTTTACCTCTTCCATTACTCATCGAAAACCTCCATTCTCAAAAAACGCTTCCCAAAACAGATAACTCTTATTACCTGCGTAAAGTCCTTCAATGTTGTACATTGTTGTGAAATGTAAAAAATTATCAAAATCTAATCGGTCTTTTGTTTTGATTCTGATTTTGGGCGTGTCATGGAAAGGCAAAGTTGTAAGAACTTTATTGCGTTCTATTATTTTCTTCCCTTCTTCAGAATAAAACCTCTGTGCTAGGACACCTTTTTGGGGCGGATTCTTAATAAACTTAATAGCCGTGGCTTCCCCAAAACCTTTAATCCCAGGCACATTATCAGTCTTGCAACCAGCCCAAGCCTTAACCAAAGGCCAGTCTTTAGCTCTTATACCGTGCTGAACTTTAAACTCTTCTGCGTTGATAAAACCTTTGGCGTTAATCATGCCTTTGCAGTATGGAAGTAATTGGTAAAGATCACCATCATTGCTAAGAATAACAAATTTATTTTTATACTCTGAATTGTTCAACAAGATAGAGGCTATAAGATCATCTGACTCATAACCCCACTCACTGTAGATATTCGCAAAACCTAGTTCTTCTAAGAAACCTGGAACTTTGTGAAACAAGTCATAAGAAATTTCATCCATTCTTATTTCTTCTTTTGTTTTCTCTTTCTCCCTTCTATTCTGTTTATAGGCAGGAAAGATTTCTTTGCGCTTATTACCGCCCGAATCAAAACAGAAAATAAATTTGGTAGTTTTGCGTTCAGCAGCAAAGGCTTTTAACGACCAAAAGAAACCAAACAAGATACCATTTTCAATATCTGTTTTATTTGTTTCTAAATCTAAAAGATAACGTGATCGAAATAAAAGCCATGAACTGTCCACGACTAAAATTTCACTCATCTTTTTTTCCTTTTTCTTTGAACATTAAAAGCTTCTTGAATTTCGTTCCAAAGCATAATTGTTTCTTGTCTTAAATCGTCTTCTAAATCCCCTTCTTCAACCATACTAATAGCTTTGTTGATGGTTGCGCCTAAATCTTTTTCACCAATTAAAAAACGTGAATCTTTTTTATTCTCTTTTAGAAACAAAAGATTACCTCGAACATCATCAACGCCATAACCGAAAATTACGTAAATATCAGCTTTGCGAAATGGATTGTCTAAGCTGTTTTTACGGCAAGTAACTTGTGTTTTAATACCAATAATAGAAGTTTGATCTACTCCTCTGATCTTTTTCTTAACCTCAATTTTGCTGCCTTGAAATGTGGGTTGGCAGAATAAACGTAGGCTGGAATAGAAAGGAACTGCATTACCACCAGGTGTAACTTTGGTGTTGTTGTTACCTGTGCGAATCTGATTTGTGCAAGCTAAAAGTACGTTTCTTTCATGCAGTAACAAACAATGTTTTCTTAGCTCTTGGCTAAATTCTTTTGCTCTTCTCATGCCCATCTTATCTTCTGATTCCATTTCCATATCAGTAGATAAAGCAGCAAGACTGTCACCAGCAAAGACATTAGGAAGTTCTGGGTTAGTTTCCCATTCATTCAATAAAGCAAACAACTCTGTAACTGTCTTTGGTCTGAAGTAATCTTCATCGTAAATAGTTGCACCTGTGATCTGTGCGTATTCTTTATCTAATCTGGCTTCTGGGTCTGCAAAGCGCGTTGCCCCTCCCATTGCCTGGACACTGGCACAGAGTTCTGTAAGAATCCCTGTTTTCCCAGAGCCAGAGTCACCCGCAATCTCAACTAAAATGCCTGTAGGAATACCACCTGTTTCAACTCTTCCACCAGAAATAGCCAAGTCTAAGACTGTGCTGCCTGTGCTTATAACATGCTTCCAATTAGGCTTTGTGGGGTTAAAACCTTCGTTTATTTCTTCAAGCTCTTCTTTCTTTTTCTTGGCCATGTATTTGTCCTTACTAATAATTTAGGAAAGGAGGGCTGTTACACCCTCCTCATTTTAATTTACTTCTTGCGTAAACGTCCTACTGGTTTCTTAATTTTACGTTTAGGTTCTGGCTCTGGTTCAGGCTCTTCCTCGTCCTCTTCTTCCTCGTCTTCTTCTTCCTCGTCTTCCCAAGGAACATCCTCTTCGTCTTCTTCTTCGTCCTCGTACTCTTCTTCCTCTTCTTCGGGTTCAGGCTCAACTACCTTTGCTTTCTTTTTGGTTTTCTTGGCAGCTTGAATAAATTGTTCTTCAACTTCATCGGCATTATCTTCAGAAGCGTTTTCTTCTACATCCCCACGCAGCGTATCAGCTACTTTTCTCAATTCTTCATAGGTAGGAATATGGATGATTTCGTCCAAAGTGTGTGCTTCTTCAAGTTGTTCATCAGGAACTTCTGTGTCACGATCAACAAAGCGATGCCCGATATAACTCTTATTCCTTGCTCCTTGACTTTCAATAGTCCAGCTAATTGACTTACCAATGTCTGGATCTTGGAAAGGCAGAAAACCACCACCTTTTGGATTCTTGGCCAACTGCGCCAAATGCTGCTCCATAAACCAATGTGCCACGTTCCAAATTTGAACACCTTTCTGTTCTTCTTCAAGAGAATCAAGACAGACAATGTTGTAAAGCACTCTACGTTTTGGTTGCAAGGCTTTGATTTCTTTTTCGCTAAAACCTTCTTTGCGCATTTCGCGTTGAAGGTCGCAAAGAGGGCAGGGCTTCTTGTAGTTTTTCAATAAACACACATGACTTGTGCTACTAGGGCCAATACGTTGGTGCACCCACAAATCAAGCATATGCGTAGCATAGCCTTCTTGTTGGTTAGGATTTGTTTCACCCGCAATGTAAGGGATAATGTTTATTAAATGCTCGCCATCTTTTGGAAACCATTTTTGAATTTTTAATCCTTTCTTAAAAAAGTCTTCACTTTCACCGAAAGAATCTTTAGTTTCATAGGAACGTTGAGCAGCTTCTACCAGCCCTTTCTTAAACATTGCACGTTTACTAGACGTTTTTTTCTTCATTATAAATTCTCCTTAAAGATTTTAAAACACCTGTAGTCAGGCCAGCACCTAAACATAATGAGCCATAATAAATACCAACAAGAAATAAAATTACATAACCACCCAATTTAAGAATTTCCATAGTTTATCCTCTGGCTTCTTTCTTCACCATAATAGTGTTGGTGCATACAGTACACCTAGCCTTTTCACCTCCTGCGCATAAATTGTGAAGTCTCTTCTTAAAACCATATAATCTGTCTTGAAATTCATGGGTACAAGTGCACTCCTTTATATATGTTCCATACTTCATAAAAACTCCTATTCCACTTTTTTCCGTTTAATAATCTTTTTAACTCTCTTAACTTTGTTTATTTTATCAGTTATTTCCTTGTTTTTCTCGGAAGACGCTTGTTTAACTACAACTTCTTCTGCGTTTTCGGCCATTTTAGCTTGTGTACTTTGAACATAGTAGTCGTTCAAGTAAAGGTTGATTAAGTTTTTTAAGTCATTGCCTCTGGCCAAGACTTCTTCTTTTTTGAGAATAGCAGCATACTTTCTGCTTTCTGCTTTTGACAGGTCTTCCATGATCTCTTGGACAGCTACGGTAATGGCAGCGGTGATCGCACTTTCAGTTACCTTTGCCAGCCCATACTTTTCTGGTTCATTACGAATCATCAAATCAAGTTCTGCTTTTTTGGTGGCCAGTTCAACACTCAATTCATTGAAAGACTCCACAGCTTCAATACATTCTTCAACAACCTTGGCCATTAATTTGTTTTGTTTGATACACTCTTCATCCAAAGCAAACTTATCTATCATAAATACCTCCTTTAGAACGGTAAATTATACACCGAAAAACAACTATAGGTTAGACCTGCTCTTTTTGTGTTATAATAATTTTCACCAAAGCACTCCATAACAGCAATGGCTCTTGTTACCTTTTTTTCTGATTTTTCTCTCAAAGCTACAGTATTGAAATAGCTAAGCACAAAGTATCTTACACTCTCAGGTTCATCTTTTATGCCGGATAATATTGATTGATACTGTTTCCAGGTAGTTTGCGAGTCTACCAGCATACGGCACAGGTCAATAATTTCCTTAGCTCCTTCCCCACCATCAGAATCAATAATTGATAAAGCTATTTCTTCGTCTTCAATTTCAATGACATTATCTAAAAGTGTTAATGCTCTTCTTGGGCTACCTTCTGCATATTTTACCACGGCACTTATGACTTTTTTAGGAAGTTTTACTTCTTCATTATCAAGCACCCATTCAATTAACACTTTCATTTCTTCGTTATTAAGCAGTTTCATTTGAAATATGTTGCAGCGTGTTTTGATGGTCTTCAAAATCTTCTGTGGATCAGTAGTAGCTAGAATGATGATTACATGCTTTGGGCAATCTTCTAACCATTTAAGCAGTCCTTGCATAGCCGATTGGCTTGCTCCTTGAATTTCATCAATTACATAAATCTTAAATTTAGATTGTAACGGTTTGTAACGTGACTTGTCTTGAAGTTCCCTTACAGTATCAATCCCACCAAAGGAAGAAAAATCTAGTTCTTTGTAATCTTGATTCGCTACCCCAAGAACATTCTTAATAATTCTTGCCACAGTAGTTTTGCCTGTGCCACTAGGACCATGCAGCAGAATAGCGTTAGGTATGCCTGCTTCTCTTTCAAATAATTTACTTATGCTTTCAACAACCGCCTCATTGCCAACAATCTCGTCCCAGTTCTCTGGTCTGTAAACTGTGTAAAGACTTCTACTCATTCTTTGCTCCATACTACACAATTATGTAGAGGTTTTAGGTCATCGGTGCCAGAATAACATTTCAATTCTTTGTTAGTAATCAGGCAAGAAAACCGTGTCCCGAATCTTTCGATTCCTAAGAATTTACAAGAAGATGCTTTATCGTGTGTGTTTAAAGAACACGTCTTCTTGCCTGTAGTTGTTTTAAATCTGGCAATGTTTGTTAAAACATTATCACCATTCATGTTTTACCCACATTTCGTAAAGCTACACGATGGACAGTTAAAGCAACCTTCTTGGAATACCAGATAGTTGCCACAATCAGGGCAAGTTGGAGTAACCAAATCTGTTTGTTCTTCAACCTTTTCATTTTCCTTTTTCAAATACACTTTTTCTAGAACTGCGCCAATGGCATCTGGTATTGATAATAGCATACCTTTCTTCTGAAATACAGGATGTTCACCACCAATACCTTTTAATTGTTCCACCACGGCCCTTACAGGTATTCCATACCTCAATGATAAAGATACCAGTCTGCCTATGGCTTCTGCTTTGGCTGTGATCGAACGCCCTGACCTGCCAATGGTAGCAAAGACTTCAAAAGGTTTTCCATCAATTTCATTAATGGTGAGATAAAGTTCACCAAGACCAGTTTTTACTTTCTTCGTGAAGCCATAAACTGTGTTGGGCCTTTTAACTGGAAAAGATGATTTATTTATTTTTTCAGCAATCTTTTCTTGCAAGATTTTAGAACTTTTTTCTTTCCATTCTTTTACAAGTTCTTTTGCTTCTTCTTCAGTTATTGGAGAAACTTCTACTTCAACTTCTTCTTCTTCTGGTTTTTCTTCTTCAGCACCATCGCCAGTGTAAAGAAATTGCACGTTCTTACAGCCATCACGGTACACTGTAACACCTTTACAGCCTGTGGTGTAGGCTAACCAATAAATATCAAAGATGTCTCGCTCTGTGGCCGAATTAGGCAAGTTTACAGTCTTTGAAATTGCATTATCTACATACTCTTGAAAAGCAGCTTGCATCAGCAAATGACTTTCAGGATCAATTTCCATAGCCGTAACAAACACATCTTTTATACTCTTTGGCATATTAGGAATGTTTTTAAGTGATCCTTCTTTGGTCACCTGTGCCATAATTTTATCTGTATACAAACCTTCCTTCTTCAAAGCTTGCTTAAACAATTCATTTACCTCAGGAAGTTTATCGCCTGTAGCTGTAATTCTATAAAAGGAAAGAGCAAATAACGGCTCAATACCTGAAGAACAGTTTGCAATGATTGAGAGGGTGCCTGTAGGGGCTACAGTGGTCAGTGTAGCATTACGCCTTGCGCCTGAATTAGCATAAATAGAAGTTGAATATGATGGGAAATTGCCTCTACGTTTGGCCAATTCTTCAGATGTTGCTTCTGCAATATCTGAAACAAATTTCATTACAGTTTTCCCTAATTCAATAGCTCTTTGCGAGTTGTAAGGAATACCAAGTTTGAAAAGCATGTCTGCCCAACCCATAACACCTAAACCAATCTTTCTGTTTTTACGCACAGTTTCTGCGATTATTTCTAATGGGTAGTTTGAAGCATCAATAACATTATCCAAAAACTTTGTGCTCATTTTAATAATTGTTTGTAAACGATTCCAATCAACGGTTTTGCCTTCTGTGACAAAGTTACCTAAATTGATGGAACCAAGGTTGCAGGCTTCGTATGGCAATAAAGGAAGCTCGGAACACGGGTTCGTGCTTTCTATTTCACCTTGATCTGGATTAGGGTTATCTCGATTTATTCTATCAATAAAAATGATGCCTGGGTCACCACTTTGCCACGCTTTCTTTACCAATATGTCAAAAACTTCTTTGGCATTCAGCCAGCCTGTAATGGCTTGGGTGTGTGGAGCTATTAAAGGATAATCTTCCCTTTTCTCTACTTTCTCCATAAAATCTTCAGTCAAAGCCACTGACAAGTTGAAGTTGGCTAAACGCCCTTCTTCTTCCTTGGCGTGGATGAACTCAAGAATGTCTGGATGATCTATGCGTAAGATACCCATATTGGCACCTCTACGCTTACCGCCTTGCTTTACCTGTTCGGTAGCTGCATCAAAAATACTGAGAAAAGACAAAGGGCCACTTGCAACACCACCAGTAGATCCTACGATGCTATTTTTAGGTCGCAGGCGGCTAAAACTAGCCCCTGTGCCCCCGCCCGCTTTGTGAATTAATGCGGCGTCTTTTATAGATTGAAAAATGCCTTCCATAGTATCAGGTACAGGCAAAACATAACACGCCATGTAACCTAAATTGTTATTTGCGCCAGCATTCATTAGTGTTGGTGAATTAGGCAAGAAGTCAAAATCTACCATCATGTTATAAAAATACTCCGCACACTTAATGGTAAAATTTAAAACATAATTAATATCACATTCCTTTGCATATAACAAATCTATCTTGGCAATATTCAAAGCTACACGCCAAAACAACTCTTTCGGAGTCTCACAAACATCACCATTCTTATCCCGCAAAAGATAGCGTTGTTCTAAAACTCTTAAAGCGTTTTCAGATAACACAGGTTCTTTCAGATTTTTAAAAACAGAAAATACTTTGTTCTCATCCTCTATCTGCTCGAAAGCCTGTAAAAATTCATTGCTTTTTAAATCACGGTTAATGTGCATACCTATTGCTCCTTATCTTCAATTAAAATTATTTCTTCTACAGCCTTAAATAATCTGGCTTCTTCAGCTTCTTCTTTTGTTTTAAAAACAGAACGCTTCTTTTCTTCAACATAAAACTTTTTGTTGTCTTTCTGTACCCAAATTTCTTTTTTCAATTTGAGTGTTCTAATCATCTTGTCTTTTACTTTGATTGCATACTTCAAATTTCAACTCCTTCTAAATCTGCCCATGTGCCGTTAATAGGGGATATTTCAAACTCTGCCACCATAGGAACATTAATCCATTTATACGCTTCCCGCAATTCAATCTCCATAACATTTTTAATGGTTGAAAGAACATACGCATATTCGCTTGGTTCTAAACTGCCTATAATTGAGTCGTGAATTTGGCCTCTAAGACGTGACTGCCAGCCTTCGGCTGTCTGTATGTCATCTAAGCGGTTGAAAGCCCACAGAAGGCACATAAAGGCTGTTCCTTGTATGGCTGTGTTGATGATTTCATTATGGCCTAAAGGTCCTCTTCTTCTAAAGCCAAGATAGTTTTCAACGTACTTGTGTTTATTATAAAACGCTTCAGTGTCCTTCTGCCATTTACGAAAGGTAGAAAACTTCTTCCAGAAAACATCTACAACTTCTTTGATGTGTTCTTCGTACTCTTCATATTTTCTAAATCCTCTATAACGTAAATGATCTGCCAGGTTCATATCTTTTTTAGATGCAAGTTCAGATTTTTCTATGATAATATCTGGTGCTACTTTCCATAAAGTTTTTGCGCATGAACGATAAGAAGAGCCGTAAAAGTTGGCAAAAACAAAACCATTCTTTGCATGAAACCTTACTACTTTTGCCAACTTTTTATCAATGGAGTCGTAGGTATTTTTGCTCATATCAAAAATCTCTAGTGCTGAATCTCTGTGCATATCAGTTGAAGGATCAAGAATGTAACTAATCAGTTTAGGATCTTTTGTGTAACAGGCAGCTACACGCACTTCAAGTGAGCCGTAGTCAGCTTCAAAGAGATGTTGGCCTTCAGGAGCACAGACACCTTTCCTTATATAATTCTTGGCGATAGGGTCTCTCTTAGGGATATTTTGCCAGTTGGGGGAGCCTGAAGAACTTCGAGAAGTTCTTGTAGTATGCAAATAATAAAAAGTATGAATCTTGTCATAAATTGCTTCCCGATTGATCTGCCCAAAATAAGTACCCTCAACTTTCTTGAGTTTGTTTAGTTCAAGTAACTTATCAGTCCATGAATGCTTCATTGAGATAAGAACTTCTGCATCTTTAGCTCTTGCACCTGAAGCAGTCTTCTTATCTAATTTAACACCAATTATTTCATAAAGCATTTCTTCCAAGTCACGATTGTTCCCAAACTTAAAAGTTCTGCCTGTATTCTTTCTGAAGGTTTTAGCTTCATCTGAAGATAGCAATTCAGCCTCAAGATCAGAAATTTCTTTACGAATTTTTTCGGTATTTGCTTCAAAGTAACCTTCTATTAAATTGAAACCTTCTGCCTCTGCTGTGCCTAAAGCCAGCACACCTTCTTGCTCAAGCTCAAACACACCTTTACCAAGATGTGAGTTCTTTCTTCGGTAATTTTCTTGAACTTTCCAAAGCATGTAAGTGTAATAAGTATCCTTACCATTATATTCTAACAACTCAGGTAAAGGAG